TTCATTTTTCACGTTTTTATTCGTGCAAAGAAATCACCAGCCGATAAGTCTAATCGCATCAATCATTTCAGACTTGTTTGGTTTGCACTGACTAGAGAGAACTTGTTTGTTGATTTGTTTCCGTGGATGAAAAATGATGAGCATGATAACGTGAATAAATAAGTGCATAATACAAACATTAAGGATTTATAAACATGCCAGCTATAGTCACTAACGTACATAGAATCGCTGCTGCTGATTACTTTCAAGCTGAACTTGCCCAGACCCCCACTTATGTATTCATTAGTGGCACCTCACCGTGGGCAGATGAAAGTGCTCCTCCTAATGTAGATGACACAGTTCAGAACAAAATCTTCATGTACGATGAGCTGGTTGGTGCCAAGCGAATCCAAGCAGCAGACGTGATCTCTGTACTTCCTCGGAATGATTGGCAGTCTGGTAATGTATATGATGAGTTTAACGACAAAGTAAACCTAGTGGATGCTAACAATCCTGACACCGGCGAACCATACGCGTTCTATGTGATCACTGATGAGTTCAACGTCTACAAGTGCATCTCAAACAACTATCGCACCATTTCCACTATTAAACCGTCTGGTACTACCATCAACACCTTTCAGACCCCTGATGGATACATTTGGAAGTATATGTACACTGTTCGATCGCCAGACGCTTTCGATTACATGACTCCGTCGTGGATCCCGTGCTACACCTTATCGTCAAATGATGGATCAAACCAATGGTTGGTTCAACAGGCAGCTGTAGGAGGAACCATTGACCACATAATCGTGACTAACGGTGGTGCAGATTATACCACTTCGAACCTACCATCAGTGACGATCTCAGGTGACGGATCTGGTGCTACAGCGACTGCTCAGGTTGATGATATATCAGGAACTGTTGAATCTATCATCATTACTGATCCTGGATCTGGGTATACACAAGCTACCATAACGATTACTGATAACGTTGGGTCTGGTGTTGGTGCTGCGGCTGATGTAGTCATTTCACCAGTGGAAGGGCATGGCTCTGATGCTCGGTCAGAGCTGGGAGCTGTGTTTAAGATGATTCGAGTGGTATTCGAAGGTGATGAAGGTGGTGTTTTGCCAACGGGTATATCATACAGGAAAGCGGGTATCCTATCTGTTCCTCGTCTCGACGCAATGACAGGAACTGTTTTAGCAGTTGCTAACTCACGGCTGTATGCAACTGGTGAAACTGTAGTTGGTCAAACATCAACCGCTCAAGGTACTATTGTTAGTGTGGATAGAATCAGACAATATATATACCTTTCTAACGTATCGGGGTTGTTTGCTCAGAATGAGAATATCGAGTCACAGACTTACAACACTACTCAAGTGTTCCAGGTTTTTAATGGTGAGAACCTTCCTGTAACCACTTCAGTAGTTGCTGCTGCGTCGATCAAACCACTATCTGGTGATCTGTTCTATGCGTCTACCCGTGAGAAGATCTCACGTGGTCTGAACCAACAAGAAGAAATTCGGTTGATACTAAACTTCTAAGACGAGGTAAATAAGTACGCTCACCACAAACAATTGGTTAAAGGTATAACATGACCACAGTAGACAAATCAAGAAGTCCTTACTTCGATGACTATAACGCAGATAAGGGATTCCAAGACGTTCTGTTCGTCCCCGCACGTGCTGTACAGGTACGTGAGCTGAACCAGATCCAGTCTATGTTCAAAGGTCAGCTTAGTCGCTTCAGCGATCATGTGTTTGAAGATGGCTCTGTAGTCATTCCTGGTGAGACTAATTACGACTTTGATCTCCAGTATATTCAGATCAACATCGACAACTATTCTTCTGTTGTTCAGTTGCTCAGTGGATCGAACATCAATATTGTTGGCGCATCAGGCATCACAGCAAACGTTAAGATCTTTCGACAGCCCGAGGGAGCTGATCCTGCTACGTTCTTCGTAGAGTATATCTCCGCATCAACAAGCGGAGATCAATCGATAATTTCAAGACATGAAAGTATCGATATCTACGCTGGCGGTGATCAGATCACTACAGGTACGGCTATCGGAACTGGACTTGGTTCTAAGTTTACAATCAACAGTGGTGTGTACTACATCAAGAAGCGGTTCGTTCTAGTTCCTCAAGAAACCGTTATTCTTGACAAGTACAGCTCCACTCCTTCAAAAGTTGTCTGTATCGACTACAACGAATCAGTTGTAACAGAGAATGATGATAGCTCGTTGTTTGATAATGCTCAAGGTACCCCGAACTTTACAGCACCTGGTGCTCATCGTCTCAAGGTGGACGCTTCTTTGCGGGTGTTCGATCTTACAGACATTGACACTATCCCAGAAAACTGTGTAGAGATCTTCCGTGTTGATGGGGGTCGAATCCTCAAAACGTATCGTGGTCCTGATTACAGCATTCTTGATGATGTCCTGGCCCAGCGAACGTACGAGGAGTCAGGCGATTACACCGTTAAAGCGTTTAAGATTGGATTTGACACCCATGACAAGGTGTTCGGTACAGCAGACGACGCCAAGCTAGGGTGTCAGTTAGACCCTGGTATAGCTTATGTGAGAGGGTATAGGATTGAGACTAATACCAATACCAATATTGAGCTAGACAAAGCACGAGATACTGGGATCATCAACAACAGTTCGATCTCAGCTCCAATTGGGTACTACGTTGAAGTAGAGAACCTGTCTGCTCTACCGTCTGTGTCTGCCCTGCAATCCGTCTCTTTTGTAGACGTTGGTGCTGCTGAGGTTGGTACAGGGCGTGTTCGTCTTATTACGAATCCAAGCACTAATGTGTATCGGTTATATCTGTTTGACTTGCAAGATGCGGCTGGTGTTCGTACCACTTCGTTTGTAAGTAATGCAGTCACCATCGAATCGACAGACACAGTGACGTTCACAGCCGACATCATAGAAGCAAACATTCAGGACCCAGGGTATAATAGCTTGGTGTTCCCGCTGAGCGTTGAGTTCGTCAAGACCCTAAACAGCAGTGGGTCATCTGACACCTCATACTCCTCAATTAAACAACTAACTAGCACCACTGACACTAACGGTGTAGTTACCTTCAGCTCTGCGGGTAGTGAGATCTACGTTGCTCAAGACTCTCGGATTGCATTTGGCTCGTATACTGACGATGATACATTCTTTGATGTTGCTGGTAACTTTACTATGAGTGGAACTCCAATTGGCTCGATCATCAGCATCGATCTAGGGGTTGGCAATGCTTCTCGGCCAGTTCGAGTTAACTTGAGCGTCGCTAAACAGGAAGTGGTACAAAAGCTGAAAACTTTGCAACAGACTTCAATCACTGGATCGTTGACAAGTGGTGTGTTGGGTCTAGGAAAGGCAGATGGTTATAGCATTGTGTCTGTCACAGATAACAATGCTAATGATGTAACTAGCTCATTTACCCTTAACCCTAACAAAACACAGTCATACTACGGCATCTCTTCTGTTGTTACTACACGCACAGTAGCAGAGCCAATCACTGTTGTGTTTGAGTACTTCTCTCACGGCTCAGGTGATTATTTCGGTCCTGATTCTTACGTTGACCTTACCTATGAGGACATCCCCGTAGAGAACGGATCCCGTTTAAGCGATAGCCTAGACTTCCGTCCTCGTATTAACGACGCGGGAACAGGGTTTACTGGTGTGGGGTCATCTGTTGGTAATCTTCCAGCTCCTTTCAGCATCATACGTGCTGACGTTGAGCACTACATGAAGCGTATCGATAAAGTGTATCTTAACTCTAAGGGTGAGTTTGGTATCCGTAAAGGCTTGCCGGCTCTTGATCCTGTGGATCCTGAAGATCCAGATGGGGTAATGGTTCTTTATACCCTATACATCCCGCCATACACCTTTAGGGTGTCGGATGTGCAGGCTGAGAAGGTTAATAACCGTCGTTACACTATGAAGGACATTGGTAACATTGAGACACGTTTGTCTAACGTTGAGTACTACGTCACTTTGAATTTACTTGAGCAAGAGGCTGACTCTACACAAGTATCGGATCCAATTACTGGGAACAACCGCTTCAAGAACGGATTCTTCACAGATCGTTTCATCGACCATGGGTCTGCAGATTTCTCTTGGACTGGATATCATGTTTCTGTTGATGAGCAGAATGGTGAGTTGAAGCCTGAGTTTAGTTTGAACGCTATCGACCTAACACTCAATACTCTCGAGTCTTCTGGGTATGTGGTCAATGACAACATGATTACCCTCCCATACGAGGACGTAACCTATGTTCGTCAGAACCAGCGTTCAACTACCATCAATGTTAATCCTTATGCGATATATCGCTGGTCTGGTTCTTTGAAGTTGAATCCTTCGATGGACTCCTGGATCGATACCCAATACCAAGATCCTGATGTAACGTATCGGGTGTTTAACAACGGCCGTCTCACTCAATCGTGGAACTCGTGGAGGCTTAACTGGACTGGGGAGACCAACATCGAAACTCGTCAGTTCTCACGCACTAGTGCACCTCATAGCGTGTGGCAATCTCCTAACGCGTTTGGTGAGGGTGTTTGGAATCGAGGGTTAGCTCGTCGGACCAGAGACACGTTCCAAACCAGTACCGTTACTCGAACTAACATCGATATCGTCAACGATCGTGTTCTAGACACTAGTGTTATCCCGTATATGAGAACGATCGATATCGATCTTGTAGGTGAAGGTAACCGTCCGAACTCACGTATGTATATGTTCTTCGATGCTACCAACATCAACGACTTCGTACGTCCTGATGGTGGATCATTTGGTGACCCTGTTTACACAGACGTAGATGGTAAGTTCAACGCTACGTTCCGGATCCCCAACAACGACGTACAGCAGTTCCGTACTGGTGAGAAACTGATCATCGCAACAGACGAGGATACCAACCAGCGACAGGTGTCAACCTCTTACGCTCAGTCGACTTTCACATCAACAGGGATTCGTCAGATACGTCAACGTACGATTAATGCTACACGTACCATCAACACGAACACTGCTTTAGTTCGTCGGGTGTGGAGCGATCCTCTTGCACAATCGTTCTTGGTTGAACGTGCTGGTGGTATGTTTGCTACTAAGATTCGGGTGTTCTTTAGCACGAAGGATCCAGTGGTGCCTATTGTTGTACAGATCCGTGAAATGGAGAACGGTTCTCCTACACAAACGATCGTACCTGGGGGTGAGAAGCTGTTACTTCCAGCGTCAGTAGGTACTTCAACAGATGGGTCGGTAGCTACAGAGTTTGTATTTGACCATCCTGTGTACTTGCAAGATGGCCAAGAGTACTGCTTTGTGGTCTCCTCAAACTCTAACCAATATAACGCGTTTATTGGTAGGATGGGTGAGCAGGATCTGGCAACAGGTAAGTTTATTGTTAAACAACCTTACGCTGGTGTTTTGTTTAAGTCTCAGAACAATTCAACTTGGACAGAAGATCAACAGGCTGATCTACAGTTTGAGCTGTTTGCTGCTAAGTTCGACACTAGTGTTACTGCCACGGTCATTGCAGACAACGACCTAAACACTTTGATCCAGCTTAGTCCAAACCCAATATTAACTGAGATTGGTTCTAACGCTCTGACCATTAAACGTCAGAACCACAACTACACCGTTGGTACTGTGGTAACGATTTCTAATGCAACGGGTGGAAACAACATCCCAGCTAATGAGATCAACACCACCCATACCGTTGCTAGCGTAGTGGATCCTAACACGTTTACTGTAGATGTGACGTCTAGTGCGGACACGTTAGGTGATATTGGTGGAACCTTTGTGTTGATCAGCGATACCGTTCAAGCCTCGCTGCTCACTCCTAACATCCCCGTCATCAATCTACCAGGAACCAGCATTGAGTTTTCTGCGAGAGGAACTACAGGTAAGTCGATAGATGGTACAGAAACTCCATACCAGGTACAGGCTTCATACGTTCCGTTGGAGAATGATGCTAACAACGCTATTAACTTCCCATGGTTGATCACTAACGATGCTGACGAAGCTGAGAATCTAGTAGGGCAAAAGTCGTTTAAGTTTAAGGCTGTAATGCAGTCTACTAACGAGAACATCTCTCCTGTGATCGATATGAGTGGTGCTATGATCATTACTCCATTCACACAGATTGATAACAAGACTCCTATAGATCCAAGCGGGGAGAATACTTGGGCGACCTACCGCACTAACATCAATCCGCTGTCAACCCCAGCTGATATGGTACAGGTGTATTTGGATCTCAAGACAAACAACCCAGCTAATGTGGTGCTGTCGATTAGGTCATCCAACTCCCAAGAAGAGATGGATGCAGCTGACTGGATCACTATCCCAAGCAAGACTTCTGGGGTTCCTGCGGATGTTAATAGCTTCTATGAGTATGAGTATGAGCAAACAGGTATTCCACAATTTTCTTTCTACCAGATTATGATTCAGCTGAAGTCAGACAGTGCAGTTGAGTACCCAGTGTGCAAACGATTGCGTGTCATCGCCCTTTCTGATTTTTCATGAGGTGAGTAATGCATAAAGTAGAAGGTAGAGAACATTTAACCAAGGACCCACACAGTGGGTCCATAATTAACACGGACAAACATGCATACGAAATTGCTAAGCTTCATAAAAAAGCTATTCTCAAAGAACGAAGAGAAAAGCGGGATCTTGAAGACCGTGTCAACAGACTCGAACGAATCATTGAGGATATCCAAGCCCGAGGTGAAGGAGGCTAAAATGAGCGGATTTCGGTTTGGAACTAGCAGTAAAAGACACTTAGTTGAACTAGACCCACTGCTACGGAGAGTGACAGAACGAGCTTTAGAGCTGTCGTCTCTTGACTTTGGCCTCACTGAAGGAATGAGATCAGTTGCAGAACAACGTAAACTGGTTCAAGATGGTAAGAGTCAGACTATGAATAGCAAACACATTGACCATGATAATGATGGTGATAGTGAAGCTGTTGATATCGTTGTTTATGTAGAGGGTCGAGTTTCATGGGACATTGGCTATTACGGCATGGTAGCTGAGGCATTTCGTCAGGCTTCTATTGATCTTGATGTAGAGCTTCGGTGGGGTGGTTCATGGACAGTGCTAAATAAAGAACATAGTGCTAGTCAAGCGTACACAAATTACCTTGACCGTAAACAGAAAGAAGGCAAAGTGCCTTTTGTAGATGGTATGCACTTCGAACTATACAGAGGATAACATGGCCGTTGCATCAAGAGCAGAACTGAAGGAGTACTGTCTTCGTAAACTTGGGAAGCCTGTGATCAATATCAATGTGGATGATACTCAACTCGACGATCGTATTGACGAGGCCCTGGAGACGTATCAAGAGAAACATTTTGATGCAACTGAGAACGACTGGGTGTTTTACGAAGTGTCCCAGCAAGATATTGATAATGGGTATGTAACTATCCCAAGCAACATCCTTGAAGTGATCACTATATTGCCGTTTAATGAGGTTATTGCTCAAGGCAATATGTTCTCTTATCAGTATCAGCTAGCTCTGTCTGAGTTGTCTCCGTGGAGTCCGTTCGATCAGCTAGATTACTACATGAAAGTGACGAACTACGAGTCTATTGCTCAAATGACAACTATGACTCCTACAATTAACTTTTCACGCCATGCTCGCAAGCTCAAGATCTTTGCAGAGCTTGGCGATGTGGGTGTGGGTTTCAAGTTAGGGGTACAAGTACAGCGACTGATTGATCCTGAGGAAGTCGTTGCTGTATACAACGACAAGTGGCTCAAGGAGTACACTACTGCTCTATTTAAACGACAATGGGGTGAAAATCTTAAAAAGTTTAGCGGTGTGCAAATGCTAGGTGGGGTTGAACTTAACGGTCAACAACTTTTCGACGAAGCAATGGAAGAGATCCAGCAGCTAGAAGAGACGCTTGAGAACACTTATATGTACCCTACAGATATACTAGTTGGATAAGATGGACATAGACACACAACGAGAAGAAGCGAAGTTCTTACGTAATGCTCGTAGATGGCGAGTACGTCGTCGTCTAGCTATATCTTCATTTGCTCAGCTTGTAACGTTGACTTTTTTTTATATCATTAGTCCGTTCTTTATGGTGCCTGAGCAAGCAACTACGTTTAGTGAGTTCAATTCAATCATAGTCACATTGATTGGTTTTCACTCAACTATCGTTATGTTGTATGTAGGCGCCGCCACATACTCTGACAACGTGAATAACGGAGTATTAGAGCGTCAGGTGACCGTCGACACCAGTCAAGATAAATAACGTGTATAACGCGTCAGAGAAGGTCTCAAATGCCTGTTGTAAGCTCACACTTTAATCACTACAATGCTGGGAACGAGCAAACCCTAATCCAAGACCTCGTGGACGAGAGCATCTTCCAGCGAGGTCTTGAGTGCTTGTACATTCCTAGATCTCAAGACAACGTTGACTATTTGTTCAACGAAGACCCTTCTCAATACTATAACTCATTTGCTGCTGTAGCTCTGTATCCGATGTTCGTTGATGGATTCGACGGGCAAGAGATGATGACTATGTTTGGTGACGAGTTCCAAAAGAGCGGCACGTTCGTCTTATCAAAGCGGAAGTTCACTGAATGGCTCCCCACTATGTCTCGTCCCCTTGAAGGAGACTTGATCTATATGCCAATTACTAACGCTATTATGGAAATCAAGTTTGTGGAGCACGAGTCTCCGTTCTTTGAGAAAGGAAAACAATACGTGTACGAACTAAAATGTGAAGCTTTTGAGTTCTCATATGAGAATATCAATACAGGTGATGCTGAGTTTGATCAGCTAGTCGGTGACGAGGTTGATGTAGCTGACCAGGATATAAACGTCGAAGATTATGGCGACAACGATCAGATAGAAAGTGAGACTGCTGCTGATATCGAGTTCGATCAAAACAATCCGTTCGGAGTTAGATAATGGCCATAATGGAACAGCACTTCTATCACAAAACGATTAACCTATACACGGGTGTGTTCGGTACTGTATTCGATGGGATCCATATAGTTAGAGCCAATGGAACAGATATCAAGGTTCCTATATCGTACGCCGGCCAACAAAAACAGAACACTCGGATCGACGAGAACGGAGATCCGAACGCCTCTAGGTACAAGATGCGTCTACCTCGTTTAGCGTTTCAACTAACTGGCTGGGACAAAGACGATTCTCGAATCACTAACAAGATGCATATGCTACAAGAGCAAGGGGTAGATCGTTCTGTTAATAACCAAGTCAATGCTCAGATGAATAGGGTTCCTTATAACTTTAACTACGAGTTGAGAGCGAAGGCTAAACATCTGGACGACTTATTACAGATAGCTGAGCAAATCCTTCCGTACTTTAATCCATCTATTAAGATAGTGGTTAAAGACAACCCTGACCTAGATAGCGATACAGCTCTTAATTTGACTCTAACAGATTCAAATATAGAAGATCAATTCGAAGGTGGGTTTGAAGAAGGTCGAGTAATTGAAGCCATCTTTACTTTTACCATGGAGGGATACCTATATGGTCCCACAACACCATCTGGTATTATAAAGACTGTTATCGTTAATTACTACGATCTTATCGATCCTGATGTGATTATTGACACTGACACATTTACTGAGTAACTATGAGCGAATCAAAGTTCGACAGACAACTAAAACAACTACTAAGTACAGAAGTTGAAGATAAAGTTGATGGCTTACCCGACGACGAAGATGAGCAGCAGGATCTTGATCCTATGTTGCCTGTTCAGTTTGAAGATAAGGAGTCAGCGATTGCTATCGATGAGAATCCTGACTTGGAAGCTGACTACAAGTTCGCCCGTTCAAACTACTACGGTCTGATTGGACGAACCAACGCAGCCATCGATCTTATCCTCAATATCGCTCAGATGTCCGAGCATCCTCGTGCTATAGAGGTTGCTGCTAACCTTATGAAGACTTCATCGGACGTTACTAAGGATCTTCTTGCTCTACAGAAATCAGTTCAAGACAAACAACAAAGGGGTGGTGGGGATCCAAAGGGGAAGTACACCCAACACAACCACTTCTACGGGGACAAGTCTCCAAAGGACATAGACAACGAACTTGATGGCTTGGATGATGAGAAGAAGAATACGAAGTGAAACAAAGAAACTGGAACTATAAAAACTGGAAGACCCGAATCCAAGAAAAGTCTTATCCGTTCGACATCAAGGACTTCGTTTTACACAACGAGAGTCTGATTAATAAGTTCTTGAAAAAACGAACAGATACGTATAACATCGAAGACTTCGACGATGTTCCAGACTCGTGGTTATACAAAAACAACAAGTCGATATTATCATCTCGGGCAAACCGCGACTTCTCAACCACTCAAAAACTTGAGTGGGTCAAGTGCTCGTTGAACTCTGTGTATTTCGCTAAGAAGTACATCAAGATTATATCGATCGACGAAGGTATCATACCGTTCAAGATGTATGATTACCAAGAGGATATGATCGATCTCTTCCAGAACAATAGGTTCTCCATAGCTTGTACGGGTCGTCAGCAAGGTAAAACAACAACAGCTGCTGCTTATATATTGTGGTTTTCTACTTTTCATCCTTCGAAAGAGTCAGCGGTTCTGGCTAACAAAGCAGATCAAGCTCAAGAGATCATGGAGCGTATCCAATTATCTTATGAGCTACTACCCTGCTTCATGAAGCAAAGCGTACGAACATACAACAAGCGCTCAATGGTGTTCGACAATGGGTCTAAGAACTTCTCTGGTGCGTCTTCTACGTCATCTGTACGTGGACGCTCTATCGCTTTATTATATTGGGATGAAGCTGCTCACACCCCTAACGACATCGATTTCTATGAGTCGGTGTTTCCAACCTTGTCTAGTGGTCAGAAATCAAAGCTAATCATGACCTCTACCCCGAACGGTACAAGGGGACTGTTCTACAAGATATGGACCGAACACGAGAAGAACGGTTTTGCTAGGATCAAAGTTACCTGGGACATGATACCGTCGCGTGGACAAAAGTGGAAGGAGGAGATGATAGCAGCTTCCTCAGATGCTCAGTTTAGACAAGAGCATTGTGCGGAGTTCAGAGGTAGTTCAAATTCCCTCTTATCAGGTAACACTCTGGAACGTCTTGTAAGCATAGATCCTATCCAACAGATAGAGGATCTTAGGGTGTTTAAAGAGGTCCAAGAAGATCATATGTATGTTATGACAGTCGATTGCTCTGAAGGGGTCAACGGAGACTATCATGCTGTAACTGTCATTGATATATTTCAGGAGCCATATGAAGTAGCTGCTACGTATAAAAACAATAAGCTATCCCCACTGTTACTCCCGAACTTACTACTCAATATTGGAACGAATTATAACGACGCTATTATCCTAATAGAGAATGCAAGTTCCGGGTCTCAGGTCGCAAGTGACTTATACTATGACCTTGAGTATGAAAACACAATGATGACCGTGACAGAAAAGGGTAAGCAAGTACTTGGTTTTAGTGCGAACGGTCGCCTTGGGATCAAGCCGTCTAAACAGGTAAAGGCCATAGGGTGCTCTACGATTAAGACAATTGTAGAGGATGGTAAGATTAATCTCAACGACCAAAACATCATTGATGAGTTCAGCAATTTTATTCCTAAGGGTGGTTCATACCAAGCCGCTCCAGGTGCTCACGATGATCAGGTGATGACCCTCGTTTTGTTTGGTTGGTTGACTACTCAGTCGTTCTTTATCGATATGACTGATGTTGATATTAGGAAGAAGTTGTTTAGTGATATGTTGGATAGGTCGTCAGATGACATGGTCCCGTTTGGAATCATATCGAGCGTAGAGTTCGGTGATTTTGACGGTGGAATCCATGCCCATAAAGACAGCCTTGGATCATCCTACGACTAGGTCTATAATTGTAACATATTCTTTTAAACAGATCACCTTATAAATACGTATAAGAACCACCACATAGCTCAAATGAGAGGTAAGATAAATGTCAAGTCCTAGCGTAATTACACGTGAAAAGGACGTCAGCTTCAACGTCAACAGCATCGAGTCTAATGCAGGCTCAATGGTTGGTCTGTTTCGTTGGGGTCCGGTTAATGAAGCGATTCGAATCACTACTAACGAGAGTGAGCTGCTTCAACGGCTAGGGCGTCCTGATAACACTACTACCCAATATTTCCACTCAGCAGTCAACTACTTGCTGTATGTTCAACCGCTGTATGTGATTCGAGCAATCGATGACGGTGTCGCTCTGAACGCTGTGCCAATTGCTGAGACTCCTCTGCTGGTTGGCAATGAAAACGAGCTCGATGATGCTGTTGTAACTGATATAGCTGTTCTGGCTCGGTACCCTGGCTCGCTAGGTAACAGTCTGGCATTCTCCTTTGCTGATGACACTGGATTCGATGAGTGGGATTATCAAAATGAATTTACCTATGCTCCTGAGGCTGGTGAATTTAACTTCGTAGTCGTTGATCAGGGTGGTGAAATTACAGGTGTGCCTGGAACCGTTCTTGAGCGTTATGAGCTGATGACTACCGTT